ACCGTGACTGCGAGGGGATGCTTAATTTACAACTCCAGTGCGTCGAACAAAGCTGCCGCGGTGATTGACTTCGGCGGTGACAAAACCAGCACGGCTGGGGATTTTACGGTGGTTTTTCCAAGCCCAACAGCCACGGGCGCGATCATACGACTGGCCTGATGCGATATGCCTCTGACGAAAGTAGAGTTTCGCGCAGGAATCAACAAAGAAGAAACTGACTACGCCAACAGTGGTGGTTGGGTAGACGGGAATCTGATTCGATTCAGAAAAGGCCGAGCAGAAAAAGTAGGCGGATGGTTCAAACGAGGTACGAACACGTTCCTCGGAATCGGTCGTGCTTTGCACTCATGGATATCTCTTGCAGCGACGCGATACATCGGCATAGGCACCACTCTGAAATACTATGTCGCCGAGGGCGATAATTACTACGACATCACCCCGATTCGCAAAACGTCTACCAACTCAATCACATTTGCGGCAACCAACGGTTCATCGACACTGACCGTCACTGATGCAAGTCACGGTGCTGTAAACAACGATTTCGTTACTATATCGGGTGCGGTCAGTCTGGGCGGGTTGATTACGGCAGACGTGCTGAATCAGGAATACCAAATCTCTTTGGTCACAGGCACAAATACTTACGAAATCACAGCAAAAGACACTTCTGGTGCGACAGTGACCGCCAACAGCAGTGACACCGGCAACGGTGGCTCTGGTGTCGATGGCTCGTATCAAATCAACGTCGGTCTTGACACTTATGTTCAGGGCACAGGTTGGGGTGTTGGTACTTGGGGTTCTGGCACTTGGGGTTCTGCGAGCGCCGTGTCTGCCCTGAACCAATTACGCATATGGACGCACGACAACTTTGGTGAAAACCTAATTATTAACGTGCGTGGCGGTGGTATCTACCGGTGGGTCGAAGACAACGGAACCAGCACTCGCGCACAAGAGCTGTCTGGCGTAACAGGTGCGAATCTGGTGCCGACAATCGCATTGCAAGTTATCACGTCAGAAACCGATAGGCATTTGATCGTGTTGGGCGCTGACCCGATCTCAGGCAGCTCTCGCACTGGGGTAATTGATCCCATGCTTGTGGCGTTCAGCTCATCAGAGCAAGATCTTGTTTTCGAGCCGCTTGCAACGAACAGTGCGGGTGACGTAAGGCTTTCGTCAGGCTCTTTCATCGTAGGCGGGTTGAAGTCTAGGCAAGAGATCCTGATCTGGACAGACACTAGCCTGTACAGCATGAACTTTATTGGGCCACCGCTGACGTTTGCCGTCAACCTCATCAACGAAGGCTCGGGCTTAATTAGTCCAAAAGGTGCTGTAAACGCGCCAAACGGTGTGTATTTTGCAAGCAAAACCGGCTTCTATTTCTACAACGGTTCTGTGCAAAAGCTCCCCTGCACCGTGCAAGAGTATGTCTTTGACGATCTTGATCTCGGGCAGGCTTTCAAGTGCTTTATGGGCTTGAACAGTGAATTTGGCGAGATGTGGTTTTTCTATCCGAGCATCACAGATGGTACGGGTGAGATCAGCCGATACGTCATTTACAACTACGAAGAAAACCATTGGTCAATCGGTAACTTGGTGCGTTATTCATGGCTTGATGCTGGCATCGAAGACCAGCCGATTGCAGGTGTGACAACGAGCAGCACACAATGTCTGTTCAACCACGAAGTTGGTTTTGACGATTACGAAGACCCCATGACCGGCGTTTTCATCGAGTCTGGCGATCTTGATATTACCGAGGGGGAAAATTTTGCCTTCGTGAAAAGAATCATCCCTGACGTGGCGTTTGTCAAAACAAGCGGCTCAACCAATACGCCAGCAATGAATATAGTTCTGAAGCGGCGCGACTTTCCAAACCAAACGCTCACGACCGACTCGACCACACAAGTCACTGAGAGCAGCACTCTAAGCAACGTGCGTAGCCGTGCGAGGCAAGTGGTGTTGCGGTTCGAAAGCGATGACGATGCGACAACTGACGATCAGCTTGGTTACAAATGGCGTCTGGGTTCTACACGGATCGACTTGCAGCCTAGCGGCAGGCGCTAATGAGCCGCCTGCTCGAGACTCGGTTACCGACAGCTCAGGGCGAGACTGTCGATTCAAGCACGTTCAACCGTCTTGTAAGAGTGCTCGAGCTGAACCTTTCAGGCGTTGATTTCACAGTATCGCCGCACTTTTCTGCCACCGAGATTGCTGAGCTTCAGTTTGCAACAGGTTCAATTATCTTCAATACTACGACCGAAATTCACCAAGCGTTTGACGGCACACAGTTCCGCGATTTGTACAGCCATCAAACGTACCCCACGGGACTGGCGATCACTGCTGGTGTCGGGGCCGTAACCGTGAGTACACCGTAATGGATCAGATGCTTCAGAACAGGATCTCAGCTCTCATCGGCGATGACATGCCGATGCAGTTTCAAGAAGGCGGTGAAGTTGATACGCCTGAGATGGTGACTCCCGAAATGCGGATGATGGAGGCGCAGGCCGCCGAGGGCATCATGGAGGGAGCAACAGAAGACCCCAACGCATCCCTCGAAGAGTACATCAACACGCTCATGATGGAGCGTGAAGCGACTCAAGATCCTACTGAGCGCAGTCAAATAGAACACATGGCTGAAGCTGCTCGCCTTTCCACTGAAGCGCCGATGGCAGCACAGGCGTTTGAGATTGCAGCTCAAGGGCGAGGTGAAGACACAGCGTTGGCTCATCTGCGACCCGGCGAGGTCGTCTT